GTATTTAGATTTAAAACTAAAAACAAACCAGCGTTGTTCGATTCAGACGGTAAACCATTGCATAATGTAAATGTATTTGGTGGATCACAAGTAAAAGTTTCTGCTACCGCAGCACCTTACAGTGCGGCAGGTAATAATGGAATAACTTTGTACTTAAATGCCGTACAAATAATTGAATTAGTAAGTGGAAGTGGTGGTGATTCTGGAGGTTTCGGATTTACTGCTGAAGAAGGTTACAAACACAGTGGAGAGACTGATCAACCAAAAGATGAAGGCTCTTCAAATGACGTGGACGACTTTTAATTCAAAGACAACAAAGAACGCAAGGAAATTAGGATTTAGATCGGGATTTGAAGTGAGGATTGCATCACAATTGGATAAAATGAAAGTAAATTATCAATATGAAGTATTGAAAGTTTCTTATACACGTCCACAGAAGCAAACTACTTACACTCCCGATTTTGTCCTACCAAATAAAATTATTATTGAGGCAAAAGGTTTGTTTAGTACTAAAGACAGACAAAAACATTTATTAATACAAAAACAAAATCCAAAATTAGATATTAGATTTGTATTTAGTAATTCAAAATTAAAATTAAATAAAAAATCCAAGACAACATATGGCATGTGGTGTGAAACTCATGGATTCAAATATGCAGATGAAAATGTACCAAAGGAGTGGATCGATGCTAAATAAAAATCCTGGTTTAAAAGACAGAGATAAGACTACAATCATAGAAATACATAGAACAAAGACTGGACCAAATGAACATATATCCAGACATGATATTCATAAACAAGAATTAGAAGCAGGCAACTTAGGAATAGGTTACCACTTTGTAATAAAACTTGATGGCACAATAGAAAAAGGAAGAGACATTCATAAAGTTGGAATAGGCAATCCTGAATCAATTTCTGTTTGTGTTGTCGGTGGAATGAGTAATACTGGTCAATTAGAATTACCATTCTTTAACAATCAACAACAAGACGCTGTAGATAAAGTAAAAGCGTTTGTTAAGAAAAACTATAACATAGGAGAGACAAAAATAATAAAATGATTATTGTACTAGAAGGACCTGATTGTTCTGGCAAAACAACTTTAGGTCAAGCTTTGCATAAAGAGTTTAATGGAAAGTTTAAATATATACATAATAGTTTAGATCGTGGTCAGTTAGTGTGGCGTAACGAAGACGGTAAAATTATAAAAAAATATAAAGATCTTTATCACTCACATATTGATTCATTAAGATTGCACAAGAACGCAATTGTAGATCGTTTATGGCCATCTGAATTAATATACGGAAATGTTTTTAGAGGCGGTTGCCAATATAATGTTTCACAAGTCAAAAAGATTTGTGAAGAATATAAACCATTATATATTGGTTGTTTACCACCAAAACATTTAGTAATGAAATATTTTCAACGTAGATTAGACACAGAAGACTTTTCTAGTGTTGATTCTGTTTATGACCATTATCAAGTAATTTTTGATTTGTGTCCTGAATTTAAAATATTTGATTATGAAGAAAAATCAGTAGAAAAATTTATAGAGGAGTTTAAACATGAACATAAATCAAGTTTGGCAAGATATAGTTCGTAATATCCTTAAACAAGATATGGTACGATTACCAAGAGGTATGGTTACTAAAGAAATACTTAACTATAATTCTACTATTGATATGAATTTTCCATTTTTAAATATATGGCAAAGAGAAATTGGTACAGCATTTAGATACGCAGAAGCTGCGTGGATATTATCAGGAGACAACAGAGTTAGTACTATTGCACCTTATAGTAAAATGATTCCAGAATTTAGTGACGACAATGTAAGATTCTATGGAAGTTATGGACCAAAAATTGTAGATCAAATAAGTTATGTAATAGATACATTAGCTAATGACGATTATTCAAGACAAGCAGTAATTAATATATGGAGAGAAAAGCCAGGTCCTAGTAAAGACATTCCATGTACTTGTAGTTTACAATTTATATTACGAGATGAAAGATTACATTGTATTGCAACAATGCGATCAAGTGATGCTTGGTTAGGTTGGCCTTATGATGCATTTAATTTTACTTGTATTTCAATCTATGTATTATTACAATTAATGCACCAACACAAAAAAACTTATAAATTAGGCAACTTAAGTATTAATGCTGGATCACAACATTTATACGAACGTAATTGGGAACAAGCAAAACTATGTTTAGATAATTTATCTCCGTCGATTGGCGAGATACCTTTATGGACATTTGATAATGGTCAACAATTTATAGATTATTTATGGGAACAAGCGCATGGCCAACTTCATCCAGCATGAACCTTGTCCTAATTGTGATTCAAAAGACAATTTAGCAAGATATGATGATGATTCTGCGTATTGTTTTGGTTGTAAATATTTTGAAAATGGAGGGAAAGAAGTAATGCAGACAGGCACTATCATAGGCGAGTTTAAAAAATTAAACGCTAGAAAAATAACAGAAGAAACTTGTAGAAAATTTAATTATAGAGTTGGTACTGTTGATGGCAAACAATGTCATATAATGGATTATGGTTCTGCTACAAAGTTTAGATTTAAAGACAAATCATTTACATGGAAAGGTGATACTAAATTAAGTAAACTATTTGGTGAAAAATTATTTAAAAGTTCTGGTAAAAGAATTGTTATTACTGAAGGCGAAATTGATGCTTTAACTATATCACAAGTCTTTGGAAATAAATGGCCAGTTGTTTCAATAAAAAATGGTGCGGCTGGTGCAGAAAAAGATTTAAAAAATAGTTTAGACTTTTTACATAAATACGAAGATGTAGTTATATGTTTTGATCAAGATATACCTGGAAAAGAAGCGGCAAAAAAATGTGCTGAATTATTTACACCAGGTCAAGCAAGAATAGTTAGTTTACAATTAAAAGATGCTAATGAAATGTTGTTGCAAAATAAAGTGCAAGAATTAATTAGTTCAATTTATGATGCACAAGTATATAGGCCAGATGGTATTATAGATGGTAGTACACTATATAAAGAAATATCTACTAAAAATGTAAATGAGTTTGTGCCATATCATTTTAAACAATTAAATTTAAAAACACATGGACTAAGAAGAGGCGAATTAGTAACTATAACTGCTGGAAGTGGTATTGGTAAATCTCTTATATGTAAAGAAATAGCTTTTGATTTAATTACAAATCATAAGAAAAAAATTGGTTATATTGCGTTAGAAGAATCAGTAAAGAAAACTGCATTAGGTTTATTATCGATTGATTTAGATACACCATTACATATAGACAGCTCTGTTAAAGAAGATAAATTAAAACAAAGTTTTGATAAAGTATTATCAGATGGTAATGTTTTATTTTATGATCATTTTGGATCTTTAGATTCTGACAATTTAATAAGTAGAATTAGATACTTAGCAAAAGGTTGTGCTTGCGATTATATTATATTAGATCACATAAGTATTGTTGTATCAGGATTAGAAGGTGGTGATGAACGTCGTGCAATTGATAATGCAATGACAAGACTTAGATCATTAGTAGAAGAAACAGGAATTGGATTAATATTAGTTTCGCATTTAAAAAGACCCGCAGATAAAGGTCACGAAGAAGGAGCACACACATCTTTGTCACAATTAAGAGGATCTGCAGGTATTGGTCAATTATCAGACATAGTAATTGGATTAGAACGTAACCAACAAAGTGCAAAAAATGCTAATTTAACAACGCTTCGTATTTTAAAAAATCGTTTCAGTGGAGAGACTGGGGTGTGCGGCCAGCTGATTTACAACTCTGTCACAGGAAGATTAATTGAATATGATAAAAGTACTGAAAAATGAATATGATTTGTATTTAACAAACGAATTAATGAAAGCAATAGAGCGTTTAAAAAAGAAAGGTAATTCTAAAGTTCATGTACATAACAAAATTGACGCAGTAAGAATGTTGTCAATGATTGATGAACTTTGTTGGGATTATCCAGAAGCAATGTTTATAGAAGTAGAATTATGCCGAATACATTAAAAGTACCAACAAGAAGAGAAACAACAACTATAGAAGTGGGACCGTTTACGGTTTCTATATCTTTTGTTCCGTATAAAGAGGTTCAAGTTCCAGTCGAAGTATTCTTTTTAAAAAGAGGAAATAAAGCTGGTGATACAGAACTTGATAAACATTTATACGAATTAGGAACTAAGATTTCTAAAGAAATGCAAGGAAAAATAAATGACAAATAAATATTGTTTTGATGTTGAAACTGACGGACTATTAGATTCAGTTAGTAAAATACATTGTGTTGTATTTAAAGACATCGACACAAAAGAAGTTTTTAAATATGGACCAGATAAATTAAATGATGCAGTAGATAGATTAAAAAATGCTGAGTTATTAATTGGCCATAATGTTATTGCGTACGATATACCAGTAATAAAAAAATTATTTAAGTTTAAACCTAAAGCAAAGATCTTTGATACTTTAGTTGCTACTAGATTAATATGGGCTGATATAAAAGATAAAGATTTTAAAATGATTAATGCTGGATTTCCTACAAAATTAATTGGTAGACATAGTTTAAAAGCATGGGGATATAGAATTGGAGAATACAAAGAACAAATAGATACTGATTGGCAAGAGTACAGCGAAACAATGTTAGAGTACTGTGTTCAAGACGTAGAGGTTACTAATAAATTATATGATAAAATAATAAAACAAAACTATTCAGAACAATCGTTAGATCTAGAACATAATATACAAACACTTTGTTTCGAAATGTCATCTAATGGTATTGCTTTTAATAAAGATAAAGCTCAAACATTATATTCTAAGTTTTGTCAAAGAAGAACTGAATTAGAAAATGAATTACAAATTGTGTTTCCTCCCTGGACAGTTAGCACACCATTTATTCCTAAGGTGAATAATAAATCTAAGGGTTATGTAAAAGGTGTGCCGACTGCTAAAGTTAAAGAAATAGTTTTTAATCCTGGGTCAAGAGACCATATTACAAATAGATTAGTAACAACAAGAGGTTGGAAACCTAAAAGTTTTACACCGGATGGTAAGCCAAAAATGGATGAAGAAATTTTAAATGACTTAAAATATCCTGAGGCAAAATTATTATCTGAATATTTTATGATACAAAAAAGAATTGGTATGTTAGCAGAAGGAAAACAAGCATGGCTAAAACAAGAAAAGAATGGAAGAATTCACGGAAGTATAAATCCAAATGGTGCCGTTACTGGAAGAGCAACACACTCAAATCCAAATTTAGCACAAGTACCAGCTTTTTATACACCTTTTGGAAAAGAATGCAGAGAATTATTTTGTTCACCAAAAAATAAAGTATTAATTGGTATTGACGTATCAGGTTTAGAATTACGTATGTTAGCGCATTACATGGCTAGATATGATAATGGCGAATATGCAGACATTGTAGTTAATGGTGATATACATACACACAACCAAAAAGCAGCGGGTATAGAAACAAGAGATTTAGCAAAAAGATTTATTTATTCTTTTCTATATGGAGCTGGCGCAGCAAAGATTGGCCAAGTAGTTGGTGGAAATATAAGAGACGGTTCTAAATTAAAAAAGAAATTTTTAGAACAGATGCCAGCATTAGATCAATTAATCCAACATGTACAAACAAAAGCCGAACGAGGATATTTAGTT